TTGGCGTATAATCCTGTAAAAAAGTTACCTGCTTATACAGAAGAAACTTATTTTCCGAGCTTACAATTACACTCAAGGAAAAGGGGGATAAGAAAGCTTCCGGTTTTGCTAAAAACTTACTTGAAGTAGTTAGGTTTCCAGACACGTTGCTACGGAAAACATCAAGCTGACATTCCTTTAGAATTCGCTCTTCAGAATTTATAATAAATCTCGATAACTGATTCGTAAATGTCGTCTCCGTATTCTGCGTATAATCCTGAATGGCCGTTTTTAGTGTTGTGAATGTAAAAGCCATGTTACGCACTCACCGTTACGGGACCTGCGGACGCATTTGCGCCGCCCCCAGCAACATCGCCCGAGGAAGCAGTGCCACTAGTGGCAACAAAAGTATATCTCTCAGAATTAACTTTTGTTATAGAAAATCCTGCCGCAGTTTCTAGCATACTCTCTGCAAAACCATCGAAAGGAGCTACATCTCTAAATGTTACGGTATCTCCTGTTGAACGACCATGCCCTGGTTCTGTAACAGTTATTGTGGTTGTTGCTGCCGTGCCTGAACGGAAACTATTGAAGGGTAAGAGAACGGTAACAGCGGGTTCTGTTCTATCTGGCCGAGGGTTTTTTAAAGCTTGTGGGTCCCCTACTACTTTAACGGGGTTTAGTTGAGGTTGTTTAGATTCCCATTCATCTTTCCCTACTAAAAAACCCGTCCATTCTTTTCTCATGTGGCGTAATTTATACGCGACACCAGAACGGTCTGAGATTCCTTGAGCATATTTATTAGAAGCAAATTTAGGCATTACCCTGTGACCCGTAAACTAGATTCGGAGGGAACTATGGAAAGAGATGCTCTATCCCTGTCTTCGGAAGCCGCCCTCTCAAACTCCTCTTCATAAATAGTTTTTAGAAGTTGTACTCTTTCCGGCGCTCGTTTCAAAGATAGGTAGTAAGCTAAACCGGCAGTCAGGCACGGGTAAAATCGGAAAGGAACTTGCGCTGTATTAACCGACGCATCCGCATCATCTATACGAACTAACCTATCGTAAACCAATTGATCGGTACTGTTTTCGGGAGCAGGCCATATTTTAATTATGGGTGTAATTTGACGATCAACATAAAATTGAACAGGCCTTCCTGTAGTCGTCTTATCTGGAATATTTAAATAATCATCACGGCTCATGCGTTGTATAGCAATATCCTGGCCGCTACGACGAATAACAGAGGATAAAATATCTATGGACGATTGAACATCTTCTAAGGAGGGGGCGGCAGAAACAGTTGTAGTAGCCGCGCTAGTTCCTCCGGTTATTGTCTCTGTAGCCACAAAAGTTCCGGAAGGAATTGTAATGGTCATACTGGTCGCGGTAGGCTTTGTTATTACAGAGGCTGTGGCTGCGCTGGTGCCCCCGGTTATGGTTTCCGCAAGGGAAAAACTTCCACTGGCTGCTACAGATAAGGTAATTATACCCAAGGGGTATTCTATTATATCTGCGGCAACGGGCTGAATTACTTGCTCAATGGTCCAACGATTAAGACCTCTATTTGCCCAGTCTGCAAACAATAGGTTAAGGGAGCGGCGAGCGGTTCTAGCATCGTATCCAGTTCTTAACTCCAGACCACAACGCTCAAAAGCTTCCTCTATATATTCAGCGACATCTGGCGCAAAATCTTTTGATCCGGAAACAGCCATAACAGTGAGCGCCCCTCAACTCCAAAGAGCCGTTTTTATAGCAAAAGCTATCTGCCCTAAAAGCAAAAGTCCCACGGCCCAAAGAATTTTATTAATACCATCCACACCTTTTTGTATGTGAACAAGATCATTGTTTTTTATAACATCTAATCTCTCAGATAAAAGTTTTAAATCCCCCCGAACTTCAACAATATCGAGTTGATTTTTCCTATCCAAAGATTCCGACATGACCCTAGTATTCTTTTAAACAGTAAAGTACTACTGAGTAAGTATCCCCACTGCTATGACCTACTGTTGTAAACTGTATGTCTCCTGTCTTGCCGCCTGAAGCGGCGACATTAGGAAGACCGCTCATATCAGAATAATCTAAAGTATCGGAATAATCAGCGGGTAATTCAGCCGCAATAACATCAGTGCTTGCATCCCACAGTATTTTTACGCCCATACCGACATTTGAAAAAACAATTTTTTCAAGCCTAACTCCTGTACAAGCGGTTCCATCTTGGAGAGAAGATAGTGCCGATACATCTACTTTAGTAACAGCCGCTTCCCCACTATTATCACTGGTATTGGTACAATAAATTACGGCAGTCTTAGCACCGTCAATTACTGTTGTTGTTGTTACAGCATCAGCCATGTGGCTCTCCTATAAAGGGAATCAGAGGGGAGTTACCCCCCTAATCCAAATTTCACCTTATACGGTAGAGCCGTATTGAGTCATACCGTTGGTGACACGTTGGGCACTTATGTTGATGTAATCACACCATGAAGCATCCGCCGTGGTGGTTCCAGATATGGCGCAAAACCAAGGGGTCAAAGCAGATGTCGGTATGTTGGCAGTTGTCGTGGTCTTTAGAACTCGATCCACATAAAACTCTACCTGACCAGTTCCCTTCACAATGAAGCCAAGTTGACGACTATTGGTGATATTGGAGCTTGATTCCGCACCATCAGCAAAATCTATACCAGTATCGGTCTTGGTCTCGGTTCCACCGCTGTCGCAATTCGCATAAATATCGGCAGCGCCCTCAACAAGAAGAAATCCAATCTGGTTGTTTGCCGTAAAAGGAACACCTGTAGCGAAAGTGCCGTTTTCCGCGAGACCCACAAACATGTCCATGTCGTCCGCATCCGCTACGGCAACACGAGCCTCGAAGTAGATGTTCTTGCTGGCCTCTGCCAAAAAAATCTCGTTACCTTGGATAGATCCCCCGGAATTATCCGTGGAGCCATCTCCAGTGGATTTTGCCCAACCGCCAACATGGTCAGCTAGAAGAGTTAAAGTCCCACTATTAAGAACCGCCTTCGTCCAATCATCGGTGTCATCAATGTCAACACCAGTGAAATCATCATATTTGAAGACATAATCAGGATTTACATTGATAGGAAGATTCTTAAACCAAGAACCCAGTCCGCTGGCATCACTGCCATGGCCGCTGTACATAACAGGACCAGAAAAACGAGTCGTACCCATAACAAACTTCCTTCCTTACAAAGGTTTCGCCCTAGAGTCTTGTAAGCGTCTGCTGGGCCAGTCGCTAGGGCTATGAAATCCCAGAAAAAAGGGGAGGGGCGAACCCCTCCCCCCATTTCTTTACGCGCCAGGAGATCCGAAGATACCCCGAGGATCCGACCAACCAAACGCATAGCGTTCACGGGCCTTGTACCTCACATTACCGGTATCAAAGTCACCTTCCATGGAGGTCCTAATCGGGGTCCGATTAAAACCTTTAAGTCCATTTGGAGCGTCCGTTATGATGAACCACGCATCCGTATCGGTAAGGAAATGGTTAACGTCATAACCTTCAGGAAGCATTCCCATGTTCCTTACAGCATTAATGTCGTTATCCGCCGTACCGGGGCGAAGCGTGGATTCCAGCAAGCGATCCGAGGTGAATTGAAGTTCTTTTGGAACAATCATTTTCATACCGCGAACTGCTACCTTCAGACCACGCTCATCAACAAATCCAGCAATATCAATGAGGGCCTGCTCAAGGCTTGTCTCATTAAGATCCGCTGCCGTTGAAAGTTCATTCCGGAAAGTGTTGCCACTTACCAAAGTGTGCGCGGTGGAACAAAGTTCCAATCCATCACCACCTGTATAGGTGCTGTCGAACGCATTGTTAAGAACTGCCGCTGCTTTGACCTGTTTGGTTTGACTCATACTCCGAGCCAACGCCTTGGTATACCGAGAAGCGAGACGATCATAAAGATTATCTTCAACTGCTTCCTCAGTAATGGAGAACGCGAGTGCAATAGTCTCCATCGTATACCGGGCAGTGTAGACTTCTTGCGCGTCATCGTAAGTGACCGCAGTGCCTTCACTTTTAGTCGGGGCGGTGCCAAATCCACTCAGCATGACCTCTTCTTCAAAGGCACGATCTGAACTTTCCATCGAAAAGATCTGCTCGTGTTCTCTGTCGTAGCGGTCATATTCAAGGCCAAACAAGGCATTAAGACCGGGTTCCAACTCTTTGACGAGTTGTGCTCTACTAATAGCCATTATTCAACCCTCCTATATGCCGACAGTGGCTACAGTGCCACCAGCAGCAGACCCGTTAGGACTGTTGAAGTGGTTGTTCAAACGTACCAAAACGCCAATTCCAGCAGCACTGAAATCTTCGTTGGCAGCATCTTCAACCCACCCCAATACCCTCAAATTCAAGGAATTGGTGGTGGCAATTGTAGAAACAGCCAACGTGCCGGATGACATACCAGTCGTAGTACTTCCACTTGTAGCTGTGGCAAAGTTTGCGTTTGCAAATACACCGGCTCTCGCCACTGCTTTACTTGTCCACGTGGCATCTGTGGCAATCGTAAAGATTTGATTTGGATCATCTGCGACCCAAGCCTTTACTGGATGATTGCTATCAGCCCCAGATCCGGGCCAATACTGTGACCACGTAGGTTTTCCAGTCGTGCTAGAGACGTATTCACAACCCATGAAAGCGCCAAGCAATCCAACAGTCCCTCCTGCGGCATTACCCGTTAAATCAATGTACCCCGTAGATAGGGGGATAACAGGTTGGCCTTGGTAAAGGGCGTTGGTATTGCCATTGGCAATTTCATATTGTGTATAGCCGCTAACACCAGTGGAGTTGGCGTTTTGACCCATCTTAGCGATAGGTTTCAAACCCCACGATCCATTGAGATTAACACGCGATTGTCGTTCAGGCTTCTGAATCGCCATCGAATGATGCTGCGTCTCTTTTAAAAGATCGTTATCAACAGCCTGCATAGCTTCCGAGGACCTTTCCTTGAAATAGTCAGTCCGTTCATCTACGATCTCTACTGGAATACGAGCCAGTAAAAGTCCTCCCACACCAAAAATTCCTTCATATTTGCCGGAATCAATAGTTGGAGCTTCAAAGTCTGGGTATTCCTCTTTCCGGACCAATTCCCAACCCTCTCTTATGCGGGCCGAAATATTTTTCCGGTCATCAAAACCCCTAACTTCTGCTCTTATCCAGCGATGAATATAACCTTCGGGTGGATCAGGAGCGTCCAATAAAGACGGAGGTTTCCAAGGGGAACGTCGCGGCGTTGCCGCACGAGTCTTGGAAGCGCGAGGAGTGCGATCAATGTTTTCCTGTTGGTCTGTCATATTTTCGTTCTCCATCACGAAGCCTTGTGTTTCGCGTACTCGTCAAGTGGCACACCTAATTTTCGGGCAATAGCTACCTCGCTAGGTGAGAGTCTTACTGTTTTGCGCCCAGAATTACTGGTGCGAACGGCAGAGGCCACGGCCTGTTGTGGGCGGCGACCCTCTGTAATAGTGACCGTTTCCCCTCTGGCAGAGCCATTAAATTTATGAGGAAACGCCTCACGTAACCTTCGATCTATCTCATCATAATAGTCTGGGTTATTGGTGTCAAAGCCTTCATTCTCAACTAATGTCTTATGAATTCCAAAAGCGGCGAAAGTCATAGCGTCATCTTCGCCAAACCATTCATTCTTACTTGCCCATTCCTCTGCTTTTGGGTCCGCCCTTACAGGAACATTGGCTTGTTGCGCTTGTTGAGGCTGCGCTTGTGCCCGCGCTTGCGCTTGCTTCACGAAAGCCTGTTGCTCAAGTTTCGCAGCCCTAACCCGCTCCTCTTCAATGGCTAGTTGAGCCATTTTTTTATTTAAGCCAACCTGTTCAGAGGTATTGTTGGTGGCTATAGCCACCTCCAAATCTTTTTCAAGTGCCGCAGTTTGCGAAGCTATGCGGTCACCGTATTCATTTACATACCCCGCATCCAAGTTCTGTACGCGGCTTTTCAGGGAGGCGTTTTCTTTCTGCACACCCTGTGCAAATTCCAGGGCTGCTTGCTGCTGCCTTTCCGACTCGCGCAGCTTACGAGTCATCTTATCAATGCGTTTCTGAACTTTTTGGCTGTATTCCTCGTGCTCGCCTTCTTCAGAGCCGCCAGCTTCTTGAGCCACAGAAGCAGCTACTTCAACATCTACAGATTTTCCCTCTGAGGGAAGATCAATTAGTTCTTCGTTTGCGTCTGGCATGGGACTTCCGGATCCTGTATAACGGCAATGATTTCATCATCATTTAGAATACGAACTTCTCCCCCGTCAATCTTGAACCTTGCTCCCGCATAACGTCCAAAAATTACCCAATCCTTCTCCGCGCACCACGGCCCTTCGGGGAACTTCTCCTTATCTTTATAAGCAAGAGAACCCACCTTTAATACATAGCCGCATACAGTCGCTACCGCTTCGCGATCTATCACCTGATCTGGAAGCAAAACGCCGCCTTCTGTTTTGCCCTTTCCCCTGTACGGAAGAATAAGTATTCTCCATCCCGAGGGTATCGGTAAACGCTCCATGGAGCTTTGATCAAGTTTAGTTGGATCCAAAACCTTTTCTTGAGGCTTTGTGTAAGCTTTGTCCAAGGAGACTACTTTTGCGGTTTTGTCTTGTTTGGTCATTTACAAAGATCCATATCTTATTTCTCCTGATTGTCAAGGATTTGTCTTAATTCCGCACCAATATAATCTAAAGATTCCAAAGAACCAACTAATCGAGCGTATTCTTCCATATTACTAGGTGATCCAGATTCTAGCATTTGCGTAATCCGGTCACGGCGCTCTTTTATAACCTTTAAAAGATGCTGCGCTAAATAAACTTCTTCCATTATTTAGTAAGGCCTCTTTGCTTTTCCCAGGTTCGTAAGCCGCCTAATCCCAGCATCCCAAGAAGAACGGGCATCATGGTGCTCATATCAAGACCGGGAAGATCAATTAAATGACCTGTTTGTGCCAAGACAAACTGCGCTATAGGCTGTAAGATGTATGTCCAACATAATGCGAGGCCGCAGGTCCAGCCAATAAAGGGTCGCCATCCAGCAATAAAAACATTTCTACTTTTGGCTTCTTCTTTGTTGACCTCTAACTGAGCTAAATCTATTCTAGCTAGATGGTCCGTAAACTGAGACTCAATCTCACGTTTAGCCTGTTCAGCTTTTTCTTTATCCGGAAAAAAACGGTCTAAAACATCCCCCACCAGGGGAAGTAAACCTGGAATTAAAGAAGCGAACATCCGCTAACTGCTCCCCTTGCTGAACATATCCCTCAATTTGTTGCAATACATCCACAAAGCGGAGATCTGTTTTTCATGCATATCTGTCTGAGCCCGTAGTTTCGTTGTCTCTACGTAAGTGTCTCGTTTGGTAATATCATCAACATCCTTACGAAGTTCCTTGACCGAAGCCCCCAATTTAACGGCGACAACAACGATCCCAATGATTGCAATAATTTGATGCCAATAGTCCCGAATCAGAGATTCCATGGTAGGTCACCACAAGCCCCCCTAATAAACTCCCTTTTCCTTCAGGATAAAGGCAAGAACCGCAACAACTATACTACCTATAATCACATAGGGTTGATCAATCAAAATACCTACGCCACTTACCGCAATGGCTATTGCAGCATAAGTGGAGGGCTCTTTAACACGTCCCATAAACCATTTAGGCATGTTCATCTCCTGGTTAATAAGTAAAAGTTCCGCCCCGAAGCATGGCACCCATGCCACCCTTTGAAATAGTTCCCTTTTTAGACGTGCCATCGGCAACCTGTGGCGTAGAAACGACTTTAGGACCATGGTAAGGAACCTTTCCTTGATCCTTAATAACCATTCCCTTAGTAATCGGACCCACAGGAGAGCCTTTGTTACTCGAACCCATAATAATCTCCTACTTCGATCTTAGTTTCATAATCTCACGTTCTCTAGCAGCATCTATGCGGGCATCCACAATTCCTTCGTTGGATTGAATGCGTTTATTGCCCAAAGTTACTGTGTTAGCGTTTTTCTGCTTGTCTAGTTCAAGCCTTTGCAAATCAATGCTTGTATCTTGCTGATCTTTACGAGCCTTGATTTCCAGGTCCTGTGCTTTCAGCGCAATTAAGGGGTCTTCTTGCCCCTGTCCCGTTAATTGAGCACTGACTTGCTTCACTTCCTGCATTCCTTGAGAAATTAAGTCTGCGACCATGGCCTCAATTTGCATAAACTGCTCTGGAGGCATCTGCTGCCCCTGCGTTTGCTGCATCTGTGGACCCATCTGAGCCATGACCTGCTCTCTCGATTTCAATGCAATGTGATCCATCACATGCTTTTGCAGCGCCATAACCGTTTGAGGCAACTGGCCTACCATACTTGAAGAACCAAATACAAGATGCGCCATTATATGTGCGTCGTGGTTTTGCCCTTCAAAGGCCTCCAAGGGAATACTCTCCAAAGAATCGGCGTTTTCTGCTGCGGGATCTTTTGGTGTGGGGTCCCCCTGCTCCATAGGCTTCAAAATAGTGTCAACGTCACGTACACCAAGGGCCTTATACATGCGCCTGTATGCTTCATACATGTTGTGAAGATCAGGAGCCGATTGCGCTAGTTGTAGTTCCGTTTGTGCCAAGGTAACGCGTTGCGCGATTGAGAAGATATTGGGGTCAGCTACTGGAATAACGTCAACCCTGTCATCGAAATCTTCTGCTTTTATGGTTCTTTCCGCGCCTACGACATTGTAGGGATATTCCTGCGGTAAAAATTCCCCGAAAACGTGAGCAAGTAAAAAGAATTCCTCTTTAAGGCCATAGTACAACCGCTTATGAATAGCGGACATTACTTTTGCCCCTTGTTCCAACATGGCAATCGTAGTTCCTACCGCAGCCTGCTGATTGCCATCGCCAACCTGTAAGTTGGAAACCGCTGCAAATCGTTGACCGGCCTCCACGCAGAAACCCATCAACTGAAATAATGTGGCGTCGGCTCCCTTATAAGGAAGCAACATCAACGAATCGCGTATCGCGCCCCCCGGTGCATCAACGTCACGAAATTCTCCCGGCGACAGCGGCTCATCGTCATTACGGATGCGGAGTCCGCGAGCCTTGAACCCAGCGGGGAGATTGGACAGGGTCCCGGCGTCTATAAGTTGACGTAGCGCCGCCGTCGCCGTTCGACTCAGCCCTCCAATCATGTGGATGAGACCAAGACCGTAAAAACCAAAACCGGGTAGAAATTTGAAATGAACAAAATATTGGATCTTGTTTCTATTGGGATCTTCTTCGTTCCAATTGCGCCGGATACTCAGAACTTTTCCATTGTTCTCCGATACCGTTACAATATACGGGAGCTTGATCTTCGTGTTCTCGCCATCGTCCCCGACATCCTCATAACCCGGAATATCCAGATCAATATGGCACTCCAATAAGGTTACCTCCGTATCGAGATAAGACGGTTCCACTCCGGAAATATCATCCATCTCTTCCCGGACTTGAGAAGGATCGGTCTGTGAAGGAGAAACCTCAATATCGCTATAAAAACCGCCAACCTGTTTTTTGCGTAAATCGTTTTCACTTATCTGAATAACGTGCGTAACGTTTCCAGCCGTCTCAAGATCCGTCGCCGTATAAGGGACAACCAGTTGTTCAGCAGGTACGAACTTGCTGACAGCCCTACCCAAAAACTCATCGTAGTACACCTTTTTAAAAGTAGACCCCGACAGCGGCAGATAAAACAGCATCTGATCAAATTCAGGCGTGTACTCCTTCATCACACAGGTGACTTGATAGTTCATGTAATGACGAACGCGCTCTGCCTGCTGCTCAACGTCCGGGGTGATGCGCCCTATAATTTCGGTCCTGACAGGTCCCCCGGATGGAAAAAGTTCTCCAAAAGCCTGCGCCTGAAATTGCGTCACAGCTTCCGCCAACAAGGGATGCGTTACACCCGTTGCGCCACGGAAAGGCTCCGTGCGGTCCTGATACTTGAAACCAAGAAGCTCAAGACCATTTGTGTAAGTATCTTCCCAGTCCTTGCGCCCGGTCTTGTTGGATTCGTATTCTTCAAGAACTGTGGTCGCGATACTTGCTAGATCAATATCAGAAAGCTCTTCCGCTAAATTATCGTGAAAATCCCCTGAACCTTGGGCCGTGGCCCGTGGATCGAAATCCACCACAACCCCACCATCCTCCTCCATCTCAACAGTCAAACCGGGAGCTTCAATTACCGCGTCTCCCTCTACATCGACCACGGCCCCAGGTCCTTCCTCAACGTCTAGTTCTACAGGAGGTATCTGGTTGCGCCGCTCTACAAGAGACGCAGTTCCAAGATCACTTCTGGGACGAGGTATATCCGCCATACTTGTTTACCCGTACCTATTATAGAGAGAGCCTATTCCGCCGCCATAGTTGCGACGGTCCCTTAGTCCCTTAGCCCGCTCGCGCATGGTTTCACCCGCTTGTCGCGCAGTCAGATAGCCGCGCGGTTCAAGCTCCCCGGCCACCGTACCACGAGAAGCATAACCACCCGCACCGAACCGGCTTGGCCCGGTATAGCTGGGATGAAAGTTTTTCCCAGTGGCCGGGAACATAGGAGGTGTAATAGGTGGCTTTGGAGGATATAGATCAGAATCTGGCCCCTCGTATGGCTCCCTCTCGAAATTTCGTGGCACCGGTGTGATAGTGCCAAGATAAGGAGGGAGACCTGTACCGGCCTGATTGCGCGCTTCTTCCGCCAATGCCGCCCGTCGGCCCAAACCGGTGGC